ATATTTTTTTAAATGTTTTTTCTCCTTCCCATTTAAGAGGTTTCATGCCGTGTTTTTTCCATAAAAACGGAATCCATTTTTCTAATGCTTGAATTTGTAAAGATGTATATTCCTGGGCGTACCTAAATCCCCTATATGGTGAATTTTTATAAATTGGATTATTACTAAGTAGTGTGTTATTCCAATCTACTACTTCTACTATCCCACCAGTAGAAATTCTATATGGAGATCCATTTTCCCACGGCCCGTACTGTCCTTTTGCTGTGCAATATCTGTCAATAGGGGTTCCTCCACTCATTATCCACCCATCTTTATCATTTCCTGTAACTGGTCCAAGATTATCTATTTCAATTCCTATACCTATAGCGTTTCCATCATGTTGGGTGATAAAACTAAGTTTGTCATTTCCCCAATCTAACATATTTCCACGAGCATTTAAACAATATGGAGCTCCTCCCGCAATTTCACCCCGTAAATTACCGTTATATGATTGCGCTGCCCAAGTGTATACGCTACCAAAGTCGTCTTGCCATTTGGGGTGAGATTTAGGCCAACCAGCAGTATGATGTAAAACTACGGTTGTTTTTTTATATTCTTGTGTAAAAGATGCATTGGATAGACCATTAAAACTTCTATTAGATAGACAATAATTACCATTTTTATATTTTTTCCAAATAAGTGGTTTACCTTTTACAGAAACAGGTTTAGTGTATTGTGGTACCCATGTTTTGCAAAACTCATCTGTTTGATTGTTATGTGGCACACGACCAGCTCCCGCACCCCCTGAAGGAGTAGAACCGGTTCCAGTAATTACGGGGCCGGATGACGGTGTTGGAGGTGTAGATGTAGATGTAGATGTAGATGATCTTCGATTAGCGGTTACAACTCCCCTACCAACATCAGATGTAACATCTGTAGCTTCAATTTTTGGAACAGATACAGTTTCTATTGTAGTGTTCCATGTGTTATTTTCTATTTTATGAGTTACTCCTTTAATAATAAAATCTAAAACATTAGGGTAATTTGATGGTAAAAATGAAGCATCTATTTTTAATTTTTGATATATTTTTACACCCGCTAATCCATCCATAGTTACAGATACATTTAATGGAAAAAATCCTTTACTACTAGTAGGGTTAACAGGTTTTTTGCCGGTATTTTTTTGTTTTACTAATGCTTCATATTCTATTTCTAACGCTAAAAATTTAGAATTCATTTCTACTGTTGAATCTGCTTGTTCTATATCAAAATCTTGTTTATTTAAGTCTTCTATTATATATTCCCAATATTGTTTAATTAATGCCTCATTTTCAGTAACAAGTTTATTTATTTTTTCTTCTAGAGTTGGTTCCGAGGGAACGTTTCCATCACTGTCTAGTAGTTCTATTTTTTGTTTAATTATAGGTTCTAAACCTTCATTCCATTTAGAAAATGCTGTAGCATCTTCTCCTACTACTGATCCATTTGCTGTTGCTCCTATAGTAATTAATGATGCTAATTGATTAGATATTTCTGTTTTTATAGATATATCTTTTATGAATCCAGCTTGAGTATTATTATTATAATACCCCTGAACTAATAATGCTGGGGAATTATCATACTTAGTTTCTTCAGCAGGGTATGTTCCTTTAGGAAGAGGAGTTTCATCTACAAATTGTAATTCATTAGTATTTTCAATTATATTAACACTTAAAGTATTTATTCCTCCTAAAGCTGAGTTTATACCATCTAATATAGCTTGAATTACATCGATTAATATTACTTCATTTTTTTCATTTTTTAATTCACTCATTTTTCTTAAAACAAACCCCATATTTACATAAACATTATTTAAATTTCCTATAAGAGCTTTACTAGTGCTATTATATTCTTTAAATGAATATTTTGGTGGTATGTAATCAAGTATAGTAACAGGTGCAGTTATATCAGTTGTTATAAGACCTACATTGTTTACATTAAATCCTCCTACAGCACATATTCTCATATCTCCTGATATTTGATTGTTATGAGTGTACATAGGAATTTTTTCATCTAAATTATAAGACCCATCACTATTAAATTTTATAACTTTTAAAATTGGTTCTTTATATTTTGGATCTACAGGAATTATGGTTTGAAACAGTCGTCTTAATTCTGCAAATCTAACATAATATAAAGCAGATTGTTCACTTGGTGTTCCGAAGTAATTATCTTTAAAACTAACACTTCCACCCCAACTAATTAAAGTTCCAACATCATCTTTTAATTCATTCCAAATTTTAAAAAATGTTTTTCCAATTTCGTGACTATATTTAAAAGCTGTTATCCAATCTTCATTACTTTTTAAATCTTCATCTGTCTTTTGATCCCCTTTTTCTGCTGATTGGTCTTTTGAAGATAATAATATATTTGCCTTAAGAGATTCTACAACAGCTCCTATGCTTATTAATTTTAAATCAACATCATATGATCCATCTTTATTGTATGAAAAACTAAAGTTTTGAACTCTACCATACATTCCATCATAATTACCTCCAGATACTTCTCTTTTTTTTTCTAATTCTTTTAATACATCATTATCTTTTTGATATGCTCTTCTTGAAAATTCTGAAGATATACTATAGTTAGGGTCTGCATTAACATTTCCAGATGAATCAATTACAATTGAGTGTCCCCATTCAAGTAGCATAGGGAACCCTAATCTTAAATAAAGTATATCAATAATTTCTAATTGTTTTCTATTCCATACTTTAATATTTACACTACCATCTCTAATAGCACCTCTATTTCTAAATTTAGTTTCAGCAGAAGTAATACCGGGCATTGGTCTATATCCTTGTTCTAGTCCTCCTAATCCATATGCGTTTGCATTTAAAACACTGTCCCCTGTTGATAATCCTTCAAACATTTTTTTACCGTAAGTAGCAGAGTCTTGATACGTTCCTCCAAATAATACAAAACGAGAATTTAACCCATCTGCCATTGTTAAACCGGCACCAGATATTCCTAATTTATCTAATCGTTTTTGACCTTCTGAATTTACTATTACTCCAGAAGTAAGTTTAACCCAACCTGTTTTAGAATTTAAATAATTTAGTTGTCTTTGAGTTCTATTAAACGAACCGTGAAGTTTTTGTCGGGCGGTTATTTGATTATATACATAATCATCAAATGGTTCTCCGACTATATTTCCTTGTGCCATAACATTTATGAATTTAATTTATTAAAATTACTTACTATAATATTAGCATTATCAGGTATTCTAATTTGTATTCCTTCTGGTATTACTAATGAATTTTGGGGTAAAAAATTATTTGCTGTAGATATAATCCACCACAATGATTGATCTTGATAATATTGGTTTGCTAAAATATCAAATCTATCTCCTTGAACTGTTGTAACATAAATATCATTCTCATTTAATGGAATTTCAGGATATTTAACTGTTCTATAAACAGGTTTATTATTTATTTTTATTGTTGGTATGTTTAAATAACGATTCACAATTTAATTATTTTTTAGCTTTAATTTTAAATAATTCTTCTTTTTTAGGAATAATTGGAGTAACTCCAGGAATGCCTGTAAATGATTTTTGTGGGCCAAATTTATTATTTATTGCATTAAGTTCGGCTGTAGAAAGAGTTTTAGCATACGGACTTGATATATATGTTGTGCCTGTAGTTTTGTCTGTAACAATAACATTTGATCTATCTGATTGTAGAGGTTTTGGTAAAAAATCTTTATTATTTATTCCTTTAGGAACAGGTGTATCTTTAGGAGGAACAGGTGTGTCTCTATCACCTCCATTGTTAGTTTCTATTGGAGGCTTTGGTGGTAGAGGTGGGTATGTGGGATCAATAACTTTAATTGTTGGTTTAATTGTTATTGGGTCGGGTGTTGGAAATTTAATTTTAATTGGGTCTATTTTTTCAAGTTTAAATTCTTCAGTTTTTATAATTGGGTCACCACATGCTTCTGATGTTTGATTTTCTCCTTCAAAACTATCATATCCACTATATGCTCCATCTGTAAGACTAATAAATGGTGTGTTTCTTAAATTATTCCATTGAGCTTTTCTAGGAACAAAATCATGAATTGGGGTAAAGCTAAATCCTGTAACTTTTATGATGTGGGCTAATTCTTTAACTGATTTGTCTTTGTCTCCTTTTGCATCAATTCCTATCTCCCAAGGAGTATTTTCATCCATTTCAAATGATAATCCAGTTATAAATCCAACTTGTTCATAAAAATATCCACCAATTGTTAGTGAAACTAAAGGACCTCGCATATAACCGACTTCACTATAATCCGGGGCTAAATTTGAAGCTAAATAATTTAGTTTTCTATACATTACCATTAATTCTTTTTTAGATTGAGCGGCTACTGTAAACGATAATGAAACTTTTCTATCAAATCCCTTATAAGTATAAAAATTTTCACCTCTTCCCACATACTGCATAGAATCCCAATTTCCAGTGTAATTATCTGTTATACTTCCTAAAAATGCTCTAAAATGCATATATACTTTATTGCTACTTCCTCCACTATCAATAGCCGCTATTCTAAATTGAATTAAATCATTTGTAGGTTTATTTATATCGTCAGGACCACTACTGTTATATAATTCTAAAGCATTTATTTTATCATAAGAATCAGAAGAAGCAGCTCCAGAACCATTATAACCATAACTATAATTTTTTATATTTCTATCTGATGGATAAAATCCTGGGTCTCCTAAATTTACTCTCTTTTCAAGATAATATTCATCATAATCTGGGGAAGTTGAAAGTACGTTAAAAGCCCATTGCTTTTGAATTGGATCTTTTAATAATTTAGCTCTTGCTCTTATTTTACATCTAAAATCAAAAGGACGTACTCCATTATAAGAAGTAATAGGGTTAAATTTTTCAAGTGAAATTGTAGTTGTTTCATTTAAATCTTCTTGATACCAAGTATAAGCCTTTCCTACTACAGCTATTGAATCTCCAACCCCTACTTCATTTACTGTCCACCATTTTCCACCGCCAAAAGAATAAACCTTTGGTTGTTCATTTCCTTGATAATAATTGTTATAAGATGTACTAAACAATGATGCTTTCCAGTTTACGTCTTTAATAGAGTCCATCATGTTTTCTACATCTAAATTTTCATTAGAGCCAAAGTAAGCAGCATATGTAGTTGTTAAATTAATAGGTAATACGCGGGATGGGTATACATTTCCTGTTATTTCATTATTTCTATGAAATACACCAGACTTTAATTTTATTTTATTAAATGTTTGTGATATAGCATTACCATTATCATCAAAAGAAGTAATTGATACACGAGGGTCAACATCAATAGAAGGTTGATGAAGTGGAGGTTGTTCTGGCAGAGTATCACTATCAATTATCTCATTATTTCTATGAAGTATACTATTACCATATTCAAATTTTTTCTCATTAGGTGTTTGTAATATAATATCTCCATTATTATTAAAAATAGAAATAAATACACGAGGATCAACATCATCAGAAGGTTGATGAAGTGGAGGCTGTTCTGGCAGAGTATCACCATCATCTATTACTCCTCTAAATAACAATCCTGTTCTACTTAAAAAAGTTTTTTTAGGATTTTCTATAAATGAAGGAAGAAACCCTTCAGCTGGGGATCCTTTTTCATTTTTGTAAACACTAGGGTTAAATTTAAATATAGTAGAAGAATCTCCAGATAAATTATATCCATCTACGCCTTCAGGAAATAATAAATTAGGGTTATTATCATCAGATATTATTTTTGAATAAACACTACTTAATGTGTTTCCATTTAATATTCTTCCACCTTCAAGAAATACAGATGGACGAGTAAAGGTACTAAAATCTCCTACTCCTGATTCTTTAAAACCAGCATAGTATAAAGGTAAACTAGGGTTATTAATTCCTGTTCTTAATGGAGCTGCTCCAAAACTGTCAGTAGCAAATTTAATTCGAGTTTGACCTATTCCTAAAATAGACCCAGGACCACCAGTATATGTAATAATATCTGGGGCCATTGATGTATTGTACTGTTTAAAATACCAAAGATTAAGTAGTCTATTTGTAAATTTGCCTGGTACTTGAACAGTTGTTGGGGGTAAATACTGGGGTATTCCTTGCTCTTCTGGGGTTTGAGGAGGGTTAAAATTTATTGGATCATTTGTTACATCAAGTCCTTCTACTTTTCTAGTATATGTTTCTAAATTATAATTATCTACAGATTGTTGAGCACTTAAATATGCAGGATTTACTTCTGGATAATTTACATATGAGCTAGGGAATTTATTATTGTTATTAAAATTAAAAGGGGAGTTATATGTCCCCATTACTTCTTGATATGTCTTTATAGAACCTCTTAAACCAGGAATTGGGTTTAATCCCTGTTTATTAAAATGAAAACCAAATGCATTAACACCTGCTTGAGCTAATGTAGATAGAGGTGTATAAACGCCTTCATTTAATATTTTACCACTAGCTTCTGTTCTTGGGGCTAATCTAGAAAGTAAATTTTGTTTTAATGTAAATGCTATTCCATTAAAAGACTTTACATCAGCAAAATACTTACCTAACCTAATTACATCTGTTACAGATGATATAGGAGCACCTACTACTCCACCACGTAGTAAAAAATCATTGCTTAAAAAATTTAAAGCTGGGGGTAAATTAACATTAAAGGGTTTTTTAATATAAGGTTGATTACTAGAACTTCCCCCTTCCCTGTCGTGTCCGTATTTTAAACTTTTTAAGCCGGTATCAGGTAATATATCTCCTAATGATATAAAAGCCATTATTGTGGCAAGTTATTAATATATTGTGTTGGAGTTAAACCATTCAAATCTAACTGTGATGGAGCAGGTAAAATATTAGCAGCTCCGTCAATATATTGCTGATATTGAGCGTTTACAGTTTGAGCATTAGCTCCATTAAGTGAATACTCTTGTAATTCAGATTGAGGAGTAGATAATGGATTTATTGCTACTGATCCACCATTTGCTATAGATAGTGTAGATCCTTGAAGTGTTAGTTTGTTTAATAATCCCATAATATTATGTTTTTAATTGTTTGTTATAAATATATTATAATTTAGAAGTATTTACCTTAGTACCAGTACCTATATCTGTAGCTTGGTTAGATACTGCTGTTACTACATTTTTAGCTAACACTTCTTTATTTAATTGAAGTGTGCTGTTTACTGTTAAAGGTGCGCCTTTAAGAGCGGCTGCTACTGCTGCTCCTATAGCATTATAATCAATAGATATTGATGTTTTTTCGGTTTTAGATTTAATTGACCCTGCGGGTTCAATTGATCCTGCGGGTTTAATTGACCCTGCTGGTTTAATTGGTCCTGCGAATTTAATTGGCCCTGCTGGTTCAATTGATCCTGCGGGTTTAATTTCTGTAGCATTTCCGGCCATTGATTTTACATCATTTCCTTTTTTAAAGGATATATCATTTGTTGTAGCTACAACATTATCATTATTGTTTAATTCTATAGCACCTTCAGGTGCAAGTAAAGTACGTTTTCCATATCCTCCTCCACCTTGTGCTGGTGAGAATACGTCATTACCTTTAAATTTATTATATAATGCCATACCTCCAGCAATTGCAGCTGCTGCTGCTCCAAACGCTAAAATAGGACCAATAATAGGAATACCTGCTACTGCACTTGCTGCTTTTAAAGCCCATTTACCTACATCTACTAACATTCCCGGAAGAGATTTTAGTCTTGTTAATACAGATGCTTTTCCTACAGCCCCTTCAGCGGCTGCTGTTCTTAATTTTGCAGATGCTCTAAATTGTTCTGTGGCTAGTGATATTTTATCTTTAACTGCTCCTAAAGCTTTTTGAGCATTTTCTTTTATAACATAACCTAATCCTTGTTTTTTAGCTAAGTTTTTTGCTTTTTCACTTACAATATAATCTTTTTGCAACATGTTATTAGCATATTGCGCTTTATTAGCTTGTTGATCTGTGATGAATCCTAATTTTTTAGATATATTAATTCTACCCTGAGTAGTAAATATAGAAAACATACTCTTAAGTATCTTGCCCATACCTTTACCTATACTTCCCGTTAATAATTTCCATGTAACCATTAAACCAATTACTGGAGATAAAAAGTTAGATAATCTACCTAAAAGACTAGCTATCATTCCAACAGGTTTTAATATAAGCATAAAAATGTCTAAAACTGGTAGTAAAGGTGTAACTAAAGAAACAAATACTTCTTTTAATTTTTCAATAGTTTGATTAAAACGCTCTTGAACACTTTGAGAATTCATCATGTCTTTAAGTTGACCTTTTTTTATTTCTTCTTGAGCTTTTTCTAAACCAACAGCTTTAACTCTAGCTTCAAAAGCACGTTTAGCTGCTTCAGATTCATCTTTACCCATTGTTTTTAAAGCTTGTTCTTGAACTAAAGTAGCGGCTAATTCTTCTCTACTCATTCCAACTGATTTAGCTATAGCTTCTTGTTGAATACGGTTCATTTTAGAAAACTCATTTATATCACCATATTGTTTTCTAATTTCTTTTGCTAAAGTAACTTGATCATTATTTAATGCTGCTAAACGAGCTCTTTCTAAGTTTATATTTTTACCAGTTAATAATTCTGCTTCTAATTCAGCTCCTATTGAATCTTCAAATTGTAATAAATGACCTGCAACTTTGTCTAATTGCTCCATTGTCATACCTAATGCTTTAGCAGTAGCTACTGCTTCACCCAATTTATTAGGCATACCAGCATACGATGCAAGTGTAGCTTTAGATAATTTAGATATATCATCTAAAACTTCTCGTTCATTTAACATTACCCCGAGTTGATTGCCAGTTATTTTAGCACTAGCCATCATAGTAGTTACATTTTTTTCTAAATCACCACCTGTAGCAGATGTTAATACTTGTAATTTGGATAATGTTTCTTGAGATATTCCCGCTATGTCTCTAAATTTAGCCATCGCTACAGCATCTTTTTCATTAAGTATAGCGTTTGTACCTAATTGTTTACCTATAGCTTGATAAGATTCCATTATGCCTTTAGTAGTAACACCTATTGTATTACTTTTATTAGCTATAATGTTTGCTTGATTAGCTATACCTGCTGCTGCAGAATAACTCATGTTCATGTTTTTAGCAAATTCTCCTGTTTTAGCATCTATCATTTTAAATGCATCTACAATTCCTTTTACTAAAAACCCTATTATAAAAAGAGGATCTTTTAAATTTTTAACTAAATTACCACCTAAATCTTTTACATATGTATTTAATACTTGAGTTCTTTGATTAATTAAAGATTGATTTTTAAGTGCTTCTTGAGATTGTTTTATTTGTTCTTTATTAAGATCTAATGATTTCTTCTGAGCCCCTATTGCTTCGTTTAATTTTTTTAATTTATCTTCCTCTAATTTAAGTTGTTCTTTTTCTTGGGCATTTTGAGATTTTAAAAAATCTAATTTTAATTGTTGTCTTTTTAAGATATCTCCACCTTTGCCTTCTCTAATATCTTCAACACTTAAATTTTCAGTATTTAAATTTTTTATTTCTTTTTCAAGTTGTAATTCTTTTTCAAGTTGTCTTAAAATATCAGGAGAAAAACTAGCTTTAATTTTACTAATAGCTTGTTCTGAGTCTATTTGTTCTTTTAAATTTTTATTAATGTTTTCCTCTAGACTTAAATTTTGATCTGTTAAATCTTTTACAATTTTTTCATTTTTAATTTTATTTTGTAACAATTCATCTGCTTTTTCTTGAGCAGCTTTTAATGCTTTATCTAAACCTAAAGTTTCTCCTAATCTTCCTAAACCTAAATTATTAAGTGTGGATTTAAGACCTTCAGCAGTTGCTCCAGTTAAACCCATTATTTTATCAAATTGTTTAGATTGGTTTACTGAGTTTTCTAGTGATTTGTTTAGTTCTTTAAGAGATATATCTTGTTGAGTTAGTAGATTTTCTACTGTGCTGTATTTACTTGATAATCTATCAGTGCCAACTATTTGTTTTTCTAATTGTGCATTTATTTCTTTTAATGCATCTTTAGCTTGTTGGTTATTAGCATTAGATTTTAATTGTTGTTGTAAATTTCTTTGTTTTAGTTCTAGTTGTTTTTCTACAGCTTTTGAATATGCTATTTCCTCTTCTAATAATGCTTTAGCTCTAAATAATCTATCACTTTCTATTTTAGCCTTTACCTGTAGTTTTTCTATTTCTTGGGTAGACATTCTATTATACCCCGCTTGATGAGAAGATAATTGTTGAGCGATACTACTTAAATTTTTAAATGCTAAAGTAGTTTGTTGTGCTCCTGCACTAGTATTTTTGACTTCTCCAACTAAACGTTGAAAATTACTAACTAAATAATCGGTTTCAGTACTAGCTGATCTAAGCCTATCACCAAATGTTTTAGAAAGAGCATTAATTGCATTTTGGTCCTCTTTAATAGGTTTAAGATGCCCCGCAATTTTATCAAAATCTTCACCTAATGAAGATAGAGTTTTTCTAAGTTCATCTAGTTGTTTTTTTAATTCATTTGCTTCTTCTGGGGTAGTTGCCATCTAAATATTTTGTTATAAATATTAAAATTTTATAACTTTATTTATATTTTGCAGGTTTTTTAGGTAAAACACCAGGTTTAGATGTTGGGGGAGTTGGTTGATTTTGAAATAGACTACGGTTTTTAACTAATCCATCAGTACCTATAGCTACATTTTCTTGATTGTTTGTGGATTTGTCGTATTCTTCACGTTCTTTATCATAATGTTCCTTAATTTGATTAAATGTAAATAATCTTAACCAAACTGGCATGTTATATATAGTATGCCAATCATATCCACCATTACCGTGAAATACAATTTGATGTATTTGTGAAAATAAATTTAATCTAAATTCAGCGGCGTTAGATAGCGTCAGGCCAAAAAAAGTTAAGTCCAATTGGAATGTCAACGGATTTTTCACTCCCGTCGGGAAAAAAAGTTAGATTAATATCTGGTTGTACTTTTCTAACATAATCTCGTAATGCTCGAGAATCCATGGCTAATAAATTATTATCTACAAATTCCCTAATGGTTTTAACCATTCTGTCTCCGTTTACAGATGTTATAAGATATTTTAATCTTGTTGATATTTCAGGGGAAGCGTCTTTTTTAATTTTTTTCAAACCTTCTAATTCTTCTGATATTTTTCTTTCATCAGCATGAGTTAAAATTTTAAATGTAATGTTTGTATTTGACGTAGGTAATACATATGTAAATTCATTTACATTAGGAGTAATCAAAGACATATCTAATGGTTTATTGTCTAATTTAGATAAATCTATTACTTCTTCTACTCCGTTATAAGTAAAACTATAATTAGCTCCATATCCTAATACACGAGCTGCTACCATGATTGCATTTTTATCCCCAACAATTAAATCATCATAATTAATAGGAGACACGATTAATTCTTTCATTAATCTATCAAGTACTGTTCCTTTTTGAATATATGTTTGGTTTGATAAAATATCTTCATGAGCTGCGGTCATATAACGAATTTCAACATAACCACTAGATAATGGGTTTTCCTTAGGATAAAATAAACCCTTTGAAGGCAATTCAATTGTTTCTGTTGGAAAATTAAACTTTGGTGTTTCTTGATTTGCAACTTGTTCCATAATTTTTATTTAGTGTAACTTTTTGTTTATTATAAATATATAAAAATTTAAAAATTTATCAAGTTTAAATTAAATTTATTGTAAATAAGGTTGAATAGCTGATAAATATGTGTTTTCGTTATTAAACTGTCCATTAAATTTCATAGCAGCTTTTCCAGGTATTGTAGAAAATCCTGTAGTTGTTGGAGAAGAACCTTGTGAACTTGGAGGATAAACAGTAGGATCATTTACATCTTTATAATTAGAGCCAGCATCGGGGTCAGTATTATCTAAAGATGTAATACGTAGTACGCCTGGAGTTTCCGCGTTACTAGACAATAAACTGTGATTTACTAATCTCCCGTCTACATTATCTAAATAGGTGCTAGTTGGAGTATATCTAGGGATAAAACGGATTGTTGGGCCCGGGTTTGCTCTTAATGTAGGAGTACCTGTAGTTGTTGCAGGGTACTGAGTTTGTAAATCTTTATTTGGACCACCTAATTTATTAGGGTTTTCTAAATCTAAGTCTGTTTTATCAAATGAATTAATTAATCCTCGTTTATCTGGAGGGAGGACAGGACTTAATGGATTAGGTTGAGCTGCCATATTTTGATTATAAATATTGTAAACAAAAAAAGCTCGCCGTGTGGCAAGCTTTAATTGTAAATTTAAATATTAATTAGTAGTTTAGGATACAATAGTCCATACCAAGTGTTACTTGGATATTAACTGCTGCTGCTTCAGTATCCCAATTGTATTCACCAAAGTTTGCAGTTTTAATAAATGCTCCTTTAATAATCCATTCACTTACTATATCACCTACAGGACCTAATACGTTGATAGTTACATCTTTCTTATAAAAATCAGAATAACCATCACGGCCTGTTACTGATTCATGATGTAAACGTACCCATTCCATTACTGCTTGAGCACCAGAAGGAGTGATTGGATCAAATAAAGTCATTTGCATGTCTGCCCATTTAGCTTTACCTTTAATTTTACGGTAAACGTTAATGTGGTTTAATACAATTTCTCCCATTTCTACACTTACAGCAGCAATTTGCTTAATAGTGTAAGAAGGAATTCCATCTACATACATTATAAACCTGTTTGCTACTTTAGGTTCAAATGCTGTAAAAAATATTTCGTTAGGTGATAATACTGCCATTTTGTTTTTGTTTTAGTTTCTGTTGTTTATTATACGTATTTTCATTTTAAAAAATCTTCCCCTTTTCAGGGGAAGAATTTAAATTATTATGCTGGGAAAGTTGCGCCAGTTGGAGTAACGATGAAATCTAAGTAAATAAATTCAGCAGTTTTAGTAGGCTGAACATATATTTGACCTATTAATTGATTTCTATCAATTACGTCTGCTGTATTGTTTGTATCATCCATTACAACTTTAAATGCATACAAACCTTGTCTTTGTTGTACTGAAGATAAGTATGGATTAACTTGGCTTAAGAATATATTTCTTGTAGCAATTGTATTTTGTTCAAACACTAATGTGTTAGCTACTTGAGAAATATATGATTTAAGAGCAATTAACAAACGACGAACATTTACACGATCAAGAGCAGATGGTTTTTGTTGTAAGGTTTTCTGACCATATACTACAATACCTTGACCAGGGAAAGTAGCTATTGGATTAACTTTACCATTGTAAAGAGTATCACGAGTTGATTGATTTAATTTTTGTTCAACACGAATTACAGTTCCTAAACCACCACGATTAATACCTGCTGGTGCGAACCAAGGTTCAGCTACTGAGTCGTTATAAGCATATACACCTATAATCATAGTAGATGCTGGAACCCAAACGTTTTTACCAGTTCCTGGGTCAAGAATTTGACACCATGGCCAGTATTCAGCAGCATATGAAGTATCACGTGATGCTGCTTGGCTAACTACTGAGGTATAAGTTGATCCGTATCCTACTGGGTCAAGTACAAAAATACTATCACCACGTTGTAAAGTATTAGATATAATTGTAGATACTGTACTAGTATGGTTAGCAAAAGCGTCAATTAAACCTGGAGTTATTAATATATTAAATCTGTAATCATCTTTATTAGATAACAAATTAACCATGTTAGAATAGTTAGCTGCTACTAAACCTTGAGTATTACCTGCGTTGTTGATATTATTCCAAAAATTAGCTCCACCTTTTACATCACCAGTAGCACCACTAAATGAACCGCTAGCTGCTGAAGGGATAGAAGAAGTATATTGGTTTTTAGCTACACCATTATTATCTAAATAATCTGGGGTTAATAAACCAACAGAATCAACATAAACATAAGATGAGTTATTTCTAAAGCTACCAGTTAATTCAATTTGATTAGTACTAGGATTATAATTATAAACATAATCACCAATTACTTTAGATACGAAATTATTTGATTTTGGGTCTAATGATAAACCTGTAAATTGTTCTAATACAATTTTACTGTTAGTTATATCATCACCTCTTCTAATTAATAAATCAAAAGTACCAGAAGAAGTACTTGGATTAACAATTTCCCAACGGATATTATTGCTTGAACCACTTACTAAAGCACCTGCAGAATCTAGTGCTCCAGAACTGTTCATAATAATACCTTTAGATATTGTTTTAAGAACAAAAGCAGGTTGAGAAGAAGCTTGAGTACTAGCGCTAATAGCAGTACTTGTAGCTGAGGTATATGAACCAGATACTACACGAGCTACTAATAACGAGTCTCCACCATTATTAAAATAGTTGTAAGCCGCTATTGAAGTGAAATACGAATAAGTATCACTACCACTAACTAATACATCACCAAATTTATTTACATAATCTGTGTATGATGATACTAATGTAGGTAATTCTACGGGACCTTTTACAGTAGGGCCTATAATTGCTGCGCCTACAGTTACTGGTTGAGCTGATACTTGTGAGCGGTCGATTTCTCTAGCAAGTACACCAGGGGATATTAAAGTTTCTGCCATGTTTTTAGATATTTAATTTGTTTTTGTTGATTATAAATATCCAAAAAGGGCTCAAAAACTAGCCTAGCTGTGTAATTTCTCCTGTTTCTGTATTGATGTTTACCGTTCCGTATTTACTTTTTATAGATTGAAGAAATTTTTCTTCTTCTATGCGTAATGTTTCAAATTCTTTAAGTAACTCTTGTTTATAAGTTTCTAAGATTTGTTTTTGGTATTCATTTTGGCCAAATTTAAAAATTAAATTTTGAGATGATGAACTAAGTGATTTTAAAATGTTCATTTCTTCTTGAGCCAAATATTTACTGTTTGGGTTTTGAGAAGAAGCCCCAGGACCATATTGAGAAGTTTGGTTTTCTAATGATTTATTTTTTTCTACAAACATAATTTTTATTTTTAAATATAATAAACTATTTTAATTATACAAGTTTAATTTGTATTTGTTTTATTAGGTAATTGATTAACGTTAGATACAACTTCTGTGGTAAATGTTACACTAGTAATATCTGGTAATTTTTTAACAGCGCTTACATCTTTTTGTATTGCATCCGGGATAATATATCCGTTTAGTTTAATGTTAAAATTACTCTTAACTGCTCGGTCTTTACCATCATCTACTTCTATAACAGTAGTAAATGAATCAATTCTAGCATTAAATTTAAACCTTGCAGGATCACCCCAATATGAATCTGAGGCATAGTTAATTGCCTCAACAATTTTATTCATTTGTTCTATATAATAAGTATAAATAACACAACTATAAGTTATTGTAACATAATCAGGTATTACTATAGCATGTTGTTCTCTTTCAGGTTTAATATTGTTTAATACATCAAATGGAGTATAAAAATTTCTTGAAGAATAATTTTTTACAAAAGTATTATATAAATTTGGATGATTTGCATCTAGCTTATTTCCTATATTTCTAACTTTAGCTAAATCGTCTCTTTTAAAAACTAAAAGTGGTGACATTATTTTACCACTTTTATCTCTGTAGTAACCATCTTTTTGTAACATTTTCCATTTTTCAGGATTACCATAAACTACGGGTACTGCTATTCGTTGACCATTTTGTATAACAAATGGTCTTATAACTTCAGTAAAATAATAATAAATAGTTTCGTCAATATCTTGGATACCTAAAGTAAATGGTTTAGCCGTATCATTTTTAAGACTTAATTGTTCACCTCTATTAATTTCTCCATTATTGTTAGGATTTCCTACGGGTTGAAAACCCGGTCCTCCTTGTTGATAGGGTTCCTGTTGAGAAATGCTAATTTCTCTTTGGGTTTTAGGTGTAGGTTTTCTATTTGCCATTACGGTCTTTCTTTAGTTAAGTTTACTTTATCTGCAGGTATGTAATGAGCCACACAATTTATAGATACGTTATATCCAAAATTTTCTAAGCCGGGGTTAAGTGGGTTAACAGCATATGGATAATCTGGGTCTTTACCTACAAATAATTGGTTATTAAAAGATTGTTCTATTTCATAATAATCTTCATAATACATAACTATATCTCCTAATTCTGGGTTAACATTAGCTTCTACCAAATCATCTCTTAAAAACCCAAATGTAAGAGTTCTTACATAATCTCTGCCTATGTCTGTATTTTGAAATGCTGGGTCTGTTCTTGTAATTCTACAATTTAAAATAGTAGGTTCAGTATAATATCTGTAACCTGTAGATTCACCATAAATGTTAGAGACTGTTTTTTCTAAATTAACTTTATAAAGCACGCATTGTTGAGACATTACGTTGCCTAACAGTTCTCTGTTAACTTTTCTTATTACAGAAACATCTC